ACCTCATATTTAACCCAGAGGGATATTTTCGGTCGAGATTCGGACCAGGCCACGCGATTCGCACTCGACGCGTTTTCTTGTGTGTTCCTTTCCGCGTCGGGAGGGGTTGCTTGAGTCGCGTGGTCTGACCTGATTCTCGGTCGAACTCCATAACAACACGATGTCTTAGGGGTGAAACTCGATGCCGCGCAAGGCAAAGCCTATCGAAGTGCCGAAGAGGCCCCCCCGTTCACCGGAGGAGGCTGAGGATCGCCTCATCTCTCTGGCGACCACGAGGGCCGAGATGATGTTGGGCGAGGGTACGGCGCCTCCGTCGGTTGTGATTCACTATCTCAAGCTCGGCACCAGTCGTGAGAAGCTCGAACAGGAGCGGCTCCGCGCCGAGAACAAAATGCTCAAGGCCAAGGCCGAAGCACTCGAGGCTTCAGCTAGAGGCGAAGAGGCGTACGCGGAGGTACTCAGAGCGTTCCGTGCGTATTCCGGCGGTGGTGTCGGTGAGGACGTACTCTGAACTGATCGAGCTTCCCGACTGGGACTCGAGACTGCGTTACTTGCAGACTTTCTCGGATCCGTACGCACGCACATTCGGCGAGGGGCGCTACCTGAACCAGAGGTTCTATCACTCGCCGGAGTGGAAGAGGTCTCGAGACATTACGATCGCTCGAGACCTTGGGCGGGACCTGGGGATCGAGGGAATGGAGATCCGGGGAAAGCTTCTTGTTCATCATATGAATCCGATGAAACCCGAGGATCTCATGCACTTCAATCCGGCGGTGCTCGATCCGGAGTACCTCATCACCGTGTGCCACGATACACACAACGCTATACACTACGGTTTCGCTCGAGAGAGTGAGCTGATTGAACGTCGAGAGGGCGACACCAAGCTATGGTGAACAACTATCGAGACGAGCTCTTTCACTACGGCGTTCCGGGAATGAAGTGGGGTCGACGCAAGACCTACCAGAAGGTCGGCCAGCAGACCATCGGCTCGAAATCCACGGCGCAGATCATCGCCGACAAGCGGGCCGCACTTCGCTCGGAAACCCAAGGTCGATTCGCCAAGGCGTCCGTCTCGTACTTCGCCAAAATGGCCGGAGTCCAGCGAGGCGCTGCCAATGCGAAGAAGCAGCACGACGCCAAAGTCGAGCGAGAGCGGAAGAAGAAAGAACGGGAGCGGATCCGTGCCGAGAAGGCCGCCGCTCGAGCAGCAAGAAAGGCGGCACGAGGCAAGTGACCCGTTATAAGGACGAGCTGTTTCACTACAACACGAAGCCTTCCGCTGCACAGCTCCTTCGCAAGAAGAAGCGCATTGCGGCGGAAGATGACACTCAGGCCGACGATGAGAAGGTGACCAAGAAGACACTTTCCCGTCGTCAGATGCTCCTCCAGGCTCTGCAGAAGAACCCGACGAAGATCGGGACTGATGCGGATGAGCCCGAGGGGGACGAAGAAGATGAGTCGGAGCAGGACCTCTCGGCCAAGTCTAAGCGCAAGAAGCTCGCTTCCAAGAGTGTGAAAGGTAAGCCGCGCTTCCCCCTCAAGAATGCTTCGCGCTGATGGCTGACGGGTCGATTCTCCAGACCGTCAAGAAGATGCTCGGCCTCGAGGCGTCGTATACGGCATTCGACGACGAGCTCATCTCGCACATCAACTCGGCAATCTTCGAGTCTGCCCAGCTCGGCCTTCCTCGTTTTCACATCACGGGGCCGACCTCGACGTGGGGAGAATGGCTCGGCGAGGACGAGTTCAAAATCGAGGCGGTCAAATCACTGATCTACGCACGCGTTCGACTCGACTTCGACCCTCCGAACAACTCGTACGTCACTGAGGCGTTCCAAAAGCGGATCGTCGAATTGCAGTGGCGTATCAACCAGGAGAAAGAATTCTCATGAGCAGCTCCATCTCTCGCCCCGAGGATGTCCTTGCGCATCACGGCGTCAAGGGCATGAAGTGGGGTATTCGCCGGTCTCGCAAGAGCGGCGGTTCGAGCCAGACGGGCCCCAAGAAGCAGGAGGCTCGCAAGGCGTCATCTCTGTCCGACGCAGAGCTTCAGCGTCTCGTGAACCGTGCTAACCTAGAGCGCCAGTACAACCAGGCGTACGGCCCCAAGCCCTCTCAGCGCAGTCGCCTCAAGAAACAGCTCGCCTCGCTTCCGGGCGACATCGCCGTGAGCGCCATCCGTAACGTCGGCACGAAGTACGCCACCAATTATCTCGACAGCGCCGTATCCGCAGGAGCCAAGGCGTCTAAGAAGCGCAAGAAGCGGAGCTGAGTCCTCAGATGCTCAGCAACACCGCAACCCCGCGCTATTATGCTGAGTTCCGTGCACGAGTTCTGTCGGGCGAGATTCCTGTATGTCACGAAATCGAACTGGAGATGAATCGGATCGATGACCGTATTCGTAATCCTAGTTTCTACTATGACGATCTTGCGGTCGAGGGTTTCATCCGCTTCTGCGAATCGGAGATGACTCTCACCGACGGTCAGGATCTGGTCCTTCTGGACTCGTTCAAGCTCTGGGCCGAGGAGATCTTCGGCTGGTGGTATTTCATCGAGCGCTCAGTCTTCATCCAGAACGCGAACGGCCGTGGCGGTCACTTCGAAAAACGCAAAGTCAAGCAGCGACTCGTCAACAAGCAATACATCATAGTTGCTCGAGGCGGAGCCAAGTCTCTATACGAGACGCTGCTGCAAGCGTATTTTCTCACGATCGACACCACCACGACCACGCAGATCACTACCGCCCCGACCATGAAACAGGCCGAGGAGGTCATGCAGCCTCTTCGAACCGCCATGACTCGGAGCAAGGGTCCGCTGTTCTCGTTCCTGACTGACGGCGAGATTCGAAACACATCAGGCTCCAAGGCTGATCGTCAGAAGCTCTGCTCCACCAAGAAGGGGATCCAGAACTTCATGACGAACAGCATCGTCGAGGTCCGCCCCATGTCCATCGACAAACTTCAGGGGCTCCGGCCTAAGCTCTGTACCGTGGACGAGTGGCTCTCCGGCGATATTCGAGAGGATGTCGTCGGCGCTCTTGAGCAGGGAGCATCCAAGGTCAACGACTGGCTTATTGTGGCCGTCTCCTCCGAGGGCACGGTCCGAAACGCCAGTGGAGACGACATCAAGATGGAGCTCCTCAAAATCCTTAAAGGCGAATATCGAGACGAGCACACGTCCATATTCTACTACCGCCTCGACGACGTCAAAGAGGTCGGAAATCCGGACACGTGGCAGAAGGCTCAGCCAAACCTCGGCATGACTGTCACATATGACACATATGCTCGCGACGTTGAGCGCGCCGAGAACGTTCCCTCAGTCAGGAATGATATTCTGGCCAAGAGGTTCGGTCTTCCCATGGAGGGATACACGTACTTCTTCACCTACGACGAGACGATTCCGCACAGGAAGCAGGATTTCTGGCAGTTGCCTTGCGCTATGGGTTGCGACCTATCTCGAGGCGACGATTTCACGGCTTTCACGTTCCTGTTCCCCCTCAGCGGGGATCGTTTCGGCGTGAAGACCCGGTGCTACGTTTCCGAGAAATCCGTCCTGATGCTGCCCGCATCACTGCGACGCAAGTATCAGGAATTCCTAGACGAGGGCTCCCTTCAAGTCATAGACGGGACCGTTCTCGACATGATGGAAGTCTACGAGGATCTCGATCGCTATATTCTCGACCAGAATTACGACGTTCGAGCAATGGGGTTCGACCCGTACAACGCTCGAGCTTTCGTGGAGCGCTGGACTCGAGAGAATGGTGAATACGGAGTCGAGAAAGTCGTCCAGGGCGCCAAAACCGAATCCGTACCTCTCGGAGAGATCAAGAACATGGCGTTCAACCGCCTGCTTCTATTCGATCAGGCGATCATGCAGTTCACCATGGGGAATTGCATCGCCCTGGAGGATACCAACGGCAACCGCAAGCTTTACAAGGATCGCAGAGAGCAGAAGATCGACTCCGTGTCGGCTCTACTCGACGCTTGGGTCGCATACAAAGTCCACCGAGAGATATTCGACTGAAAGGAGGCCGGCGGTGTCATTCGCGTCCAGGCTCAAGCACGCCTACAACGCGTTCACGAATCGGGACAGATCACCGGGCTGGAATCTGGGTACTTCCTACGCCAGTCGACCCGATCTCCCTCTCAGCGTGTACAACATGGACTCGTCCATCGTCAACACGCTTTACAACATCATCTCGATCGACGTGGCGGCTACTCCGATACGGCATATTCAGCTGGGAGAGAATGGCCGATTCGAGTTCGAGCGAGCGTCTTCTCTCAATGACTGTCTTGAGTTCGCGCCGAACAAGGACCAGAGCGGGCGAGCCTTCATGCAGGACATCGTCCATACCTGCTTCGAGTACGGCGCGGCGGCCGTGGTACCTGTTGACACGGACCTGAACCCGAGGGAATCGAACACCTTCGAGATCAAGTCCATGCGCGTCGGCTACGTGACGCAGTGGTATCCGGATCACGTCAAGGTACGGCTCTATAACGATCGCAAAGGCGAGCGTGAAGAGCTGATTCTGCCGAAGAGGACTGTGGCTATCATTCAGAACCCGTTCTACGAGGTGATGAATAAGCCGAACTCCACGCTTCAGCGCTTGGCGCAGAAGCTCACCCTTCTGGATGTTGCGGACAAGAGGGCGTACTCGGGTAAGCTAGATATTATCATACAGCTGCCCTACACCATCAAGTCCGAGGGCCTGCAGAAGCGAGCCGACGCCAGACTGAACCAGATTTCGGATCAGCTCACCAAGTCGACGTATGGAATCGCCTACGCTGACGGTACGGAGAAGATAACACAGCTCAACCGTCCGGCCGAGAGCAATCTTCTGGCCCAGATCCAGTATCTGACCAAGGAACTCTACGCTCGACTCGGCGTCACCGAGAACGTCTTCAATGGCACAGCCAAAGAAGAGGAACTCTCGCAGTACTGGAACCGAACAGTTGAACCGATGCTCGACGCAATTTCAATCGCGTTCACTCAGACGTTCCTCACCAAGACCGCCAGGACACAGGGACAGCGGGTCAACTATTTGAAGGATCCGTTCCGACAGGTACCGCCGTCCAAGATGATCTCGGCGCTCGACACTCTCCTTCGAGACGAGGTCATCTCGTCTAACGAAGGCCGTTCGTACCTGTCCCTTCCGCCCGCCCCTGACGATGGTGCGGACGCCCTGCAGAATGCGAACATCAACCCGTCCGCCAGCACGGCGCTGGACGCATTGCCGTCTCAGGCAACGCCGGCCCAGGACGAGTATGACACTGAACCTACGGACGGAGGTCAAAATGGCGTATGACTTCAGCGGGTACGCCACAAAGAACGACCTGACCTGCTCAGACGGGCGGATCATTCGCCGCGACGCCTTCCGTGACAACGACGGAGCCACCGTCCCGCTTGTGTGGCAGCACGGTCATAACGATCCTGCGAACGTCATTGGACACGCGAAGCTCGAGAATCGCAAGGACGGCGTGTACGCCTACTGCTCCTTCAACAAGACCGACGCGGCTGAGACCAGTCGCGAGCTGGTCGAGAATGGAGACGTGGACTCGCTGTCGATCTATGCCAACCGCCTGTCCCACTCCGGACCTAGCGTGACGCATGGAAACATCGTTGAGGTCTCGCTCGTACTTTCGGGTGCGAACCCGGGGGCGCTCATCGACAACGTGGCCATTCAGCACTCCGACGGATCCTACGAGGACGCCGAGGATGAGGCCATCATCTACACCGGCACTGCCCTCTCGCACTCGGACGAAGAGCCCGAGTATGAAGAGGACACCGAAGAGGAAGAGGAGGACGACGTGGCCGACGAGGAGTTCGACGTCAACGAGTTCGTTGACTCCCTCACCGACGAGCAGGTTGACACTCTGTACGATTTCATCCAGTCCCTCCAGGACGAGGATGACGACAACGACAACGACGAGGCCGAGCACGGTTTCGGCAAGGAGGATGTTCTGGTGCACTCCAACATCTTTGAGGGTTCGGACGAGCCGGTCTACGGTGAGGTTCTGTCCCACTCCCAGATTCAGGAGATCTTCGAGGACGCTGCCCGCCCGGGCATGACGCTCAAGACCTCGTTCCTGGCCCACGCTCAGGACTACGGCATCAAGGAGCCGGAGAAGCTGTTCCCCGACGCCACGCTGGTGGACAAGGAGCCCCAGCGCGTCATGCGCGAGAACAGCTGGGTATCCAAGGTTCTCAACGGCTGCAAGCACACGCCGTTCTCCAGGGTCAAGACCCAGTGGTCCGACCTGACCCCTGACGCTCTGCGCGCCAAGGGCTACGTGAAGGCCAGCCGTAAGAAGGACGTCGTCTACGAGGTGGCCAACCGCACCACCACTCCGACCACGATCTACAACAAGACTCGTATGGACCGCGACGACATCCTGGACATCACGTCCTTCGACGTTGTCGCCTGGATGAAGCAGAATCTGCGTCTCGCGCTTGACGAGGAGCTGGCTCGCGCTATCCTGATCGGTGACGGCCGCGACGTGTCTTCCCCGGACAAGGTCAAGGAGGCCAACATCCGTCCGATCTGGAAGGACGACGAGCTCTTCGCTCACAAGGTCACCCTTGATGCCACTGCGGATCAGTACGCCGTCATCGACGCCGTTCGCCGCGCCAGGAAGAACTACAAGGGTTCCGGATCCCCGGTTCTCTACACCACCAACGAGTTCGTCTGCAACCTGCTCGAGCTCCGCGACAAGAACAACCGGTACGTCTTCCAGACCCCGCAGAACATCGCCACCAGCTTGAACGTCTCCGACCTGGTCGAGGTTGAGGTCATGGAGGGCGCCGAGCGTGACGATGGCGGTAAGCGCAAGCTGCTCGGCATCATCGTCAACCTGGCCGACTACACGCTGGGTGCCGACAAGGGTGGCGAGGTCAACTTCTTCGACGACTTCGACCTGGACCTGAACCAGCAGAAGTACCTGCTGGAGACTCGCTGCTCCGGCGCGCTGACCAAGTACAAGAGCGCTCTGGTCATCGAGCAGAAGATGGCCTGATTCGTCAAAATGGCTAAGTTCTTCGGAAAGATCGGTTACGGCGAGTCCGTACAGGTCAAGCCCGGGGTTTGGCAGGACAAGATCACCGAGAGATCATACTACGGCGACGTCACACGAATGATGAAGCAGTACGTCTCGACCGACAAGGTGATTCCGGATCTCCGCACGAACAACCAGATCCGCATTCTCGCGGACGCGTTCGCTCTGGAGAACTTCACGGCCATCAAGTACGTGGAATGGATGGGGGCGCGCTGGTCCGTCAGCAACGTCGAGGTCGCACGCCCCCGTCTAGTCCTCGACCTCGGAGGGGTGTACAATGGGCCGACTGCAACTCCATGAGTCTTTGGTTGGGGCCCTTGGCTCGGACCATGTGTACTACCAGCCACCGGAATCGGTCAAGCTCGTCTACCCGTGCATCGTCTATCAGCGCAACAACGCTTCTCCGTATTACGCCGATAATGTGCTGTGGTGGAATTTGATCGGATATCAGGTCACGGTTATCGATCGTGATCCGGATAGTTCAGTGAACGACAAGGTGGCCGCAATACCGACGGCTCGATTCAGCCGCTTCTTCGCGACTGAGGGCCTCAACCACAATGTGTTCACCATCTACGCTTAGGAGGATGCAGCATGACTGCTCTCACCTGGGACCAGGATGGCGCTCGCGTCTACGAGACTGGTGTTGACCACGGCGCTCTGTACGTCGTGGACTCGAGCACCGGTAAGTACGGCAAGGGCGTGGCCTGGAACGGTCTCACCAAGGTTACCGAGACCCCGTCAGGCGCCGACATCTCCGATGTCTACGCGGACAACATCAAGTACCTCTCCCTCCAGGCCGCTGAGACCTTCGAGGGCACCATCGAGGCCTACACGTTCCCCGACGAGTTCATGGCCTGTGATGGCACTGAGGCCGCCGAGGCCGGAGTCTACCTCGGTCAGCAGGCTCGCGCGAAGTTCGGTATCGCCTACCGGACCGTAAAGGGCAACGACACCAAGGGCAACGCGTTCGGCGAGAAGATCCACGTTCTCTACGGCCTGACCGCTCAGCCTTCTGAGCGCGCTTACAGCACGATCAACGACTCCCCTGAGGCCATCAGCTTCTCCTGGAGCGTCAAGTCGACTCCTGCCGCGGTCACGGGTCACAAGCCTGTTTCCGTCATCACGCTCGACAGTACCGTGCTCACCAGCGCGAAGTACAAGGCCGCCACGGAGAAACTGTTCGGCAAGTCCGACGCCGAACCGAAGCTCCCCACACCGGACGAGCTCATCGCCGTCATCAAGACTGCGGCCTGATATACGCCTGCGCCCTCGGTTGATCACAAAATCCCGAGGGCGCAGAGCCTTGATAGGAATGCACATGCTTACACTTAAGATCCACGGGGAGGAGAAGTACGACGATGTACGCAATCTCTTCATTCCGGGAATCGTCACCGAGCTGAAGCTCGAACACAGTCTTCTGTCCCTGTCAAAATGGGAATCGATCTGGAAAGTGCCATTCCTCGGAAATCGAGAGCGCACTGCCGAGCAGTCACTCAGTTACATCGAGTGCATGACAATCGGAAATGTAAACCCTCTGGCTTACTCCCATCTCACACCTGAACACGCTCAGAAGGTTGCTGACTACATTAACGACCCTATGACAGCGACGACCTTCCGAGATCACAGTCCGGGATCACGAGAGATAATCACGTCGGAACTGATCTACTACTGGATGGCCACTTTCTCCATTCCGTTCGAATGCGAGAAGTGGCATTTGAACCGCCTCATGACTCTGATCCGTGTCTGCGGCGAGAAGAACAAGGATCCCAAGAAGATGAGCCGGGCCGAGATAGCTCGTCAGAACCGTTCGCTTAATGCGGCCCGTAGAGCGAAGATGGGAAGCAAGGGATGATCACAGGAACCATCTCGGGAAAGTCCAACCCGGGGTCCACTGTCGTTGTGGATGTGGTTAACGGGTCTTCTACCTCTCTCACCACGATCGATGGAAACATCGATATCAAGGCCGTGGGATCTGAGGGCGCTTACACCCGAATCTACGTCTACTACACGGACAACACAAGCGCTAAGTACACCGGAACCATCAGCGAGAATCGACCGATTTTGTTCAACGCTACCAAGAACACCGGCGGTGGCGGCAACGGTAATGTCCTCATCCTTCCGGTCGGTGGCGAGGTTCCGTCGGGGACGCCGTCAAACACGGTGATCGTGCGTAGGACCGTCTGATGGCCATGCGAATCCGCGGATCCGTTAACAGCTCGGATCCGACGAAGCCGCTCAATTACATGGGGGCGTTCAAAACCGGCGACTGGGGACTCCTCGTCGTGGCCGGTCAGTTCGGAACGCAGGGAAACGCCACGCCCGCGGGCTGGACCGGGATTTACGACTCGGACAAGAAGGGCGAGAACTGGATTCGCTCAACCACTGTAGCTGTGCACAAGGCTCAGTGGAGCACTGAATTCCGTAACATCAACTGGGGTTCCAAGAACACTGAGTACAAAGGGCGTCAGTGCGCGTATCTCGTTGTGATCGACGGGTCCACCATCGACAACATGGAGCTCGAGGCGATTCACAGTACGGAGAATGCACAGCTCATAAGCGATGTCCCCTGCTTCGGCATCATGACGATGCACGCCACGGCCGCCGAGGGTATCATCACTTTCCCCGGCACTACGACTATCGTCACGAATGGAGCTTGGGGGAAGAAGACCGACGCGAGTTGGAGCTCGATCGCGGTCAACTACGCCACGACCCCTTTCACTGCGCCGGCAGGCGGAACCGTCGCTAAGAGCCGCACCTTCGTCAAGGTCACGGAGCACGTCGAGCAGGCGAGCGAAGACCCGACGATGGCCAACGGTACGCGAGTGGAGTACTTCGTCTGGTCCGGCACCGACGCGATCTCGTGCGCCAGCATGAAAGCGATCCCTTATGGCTCTCGCTCTGTTGAGGAGATGCTAAGGACCCCGAAGTTCTTCGTAGCCCATCGAGGCGGATCCGCATCCTGGCCGGAGCACACTGAACGCGCATATTCTCAGTGCCCGATCTTCAAGTGCCAGGGCCTTGAGATGAGTTGCGGACAGTCGAGCGACGGCGTATGGTTCGGGTGCCACGACCAGTCTCTTTCGCGTCTTGTTCCAGCGCTCACTAAGCCTGTGGACCAGTACACATGGGCCGAGATCAAAGCCGCTGCTTCTCAGACCGAGTATATGCCTGCCAGACTCGACTGGCTGATCGAGCACTACATCGACAGCCACGTTCTCGTGGTCGACCCGAAATACAAGACCGGAAAGTGGGAGGAATTCCTGGCGGTCTTCAAGGGACTGGAGAACAAGATCATCTTCAAGGGATACGGCGACACACAATGGGCGTTCGACCCGATTCGCGCCAAAGGCGTGAAGACATGGGGGTACGCTTACGCCGGCGACAAAGACAAGTCTTGGTACGCGAACTGGGCCGCGGGAAAGACCTGTGATGTTCTCAGTATGGAGTACACCGCGCCTCAGGACATCTGGACCGCGCTCAAAGCCTCGGGCAAACCACTAGTCTCACACATTCCTTCTGTTCCCGAATCCGTCAAAATGGGTTGGGACAAGGGGGCAGACGGTATGATCTGCTCAAACCCAAAGGCATGCGTGCCTGCGTGTGCATGAGAGGAGGATGGATTGACTGTAGCTTCGTACGCTGCTAGCTGTGCTAGATACTATGCTGATGACGCAAACATCGGATACAGTCAGCCCGAACGATGGACCTTCTACGACCAGTCCGACTGGGACGGTTGGTTCCACGGAATCGCGGCCAATGCGGATTGCTCTGCGCTTGTCGCGGGATGCTACAACCTGGCTGCCCACCACGAGTGGGGCGAGCCTTTCACCGCGGGATACTTCCCGAAGTCGACCTGGACCGGATCCCTTCGTGCGGAGTGCGCTCAGCGCAACTTCGCGGATATTTCAGACTCATGGAACGGTAACGAGCCTGACGGCGGCTTCGAGGTTGGCGATATCGTCCTGAGCGAGGCTGCTTCCGGAGGCCGTGGGCACGTGGCCATCGTGACTCAGACCGACCCGGCAGTCCTCGCCGAGGCCTGGATTGCGGAAGACGGTTCCATCGACGGTTACGCTGGCGACCAGACTGGTGGCGAGGTTCGCACGATCCTCTACAACGACCACCCGTACACCAATGGGGACGCCTGGACCCACTGTCTTCGCCGCAGGGACAATCACGTCTCCGTGGATGACGGTACTAGCTCGGCGAGTTCCCGCTCTTCGTCCTCGAACGGTTTCAGTTCTTCAGCCACGAGTATTCAGGATGCCGTGCTGCAGGCCGCTGACAATGTCGGTTGCCCGTGGTGGGCGGCCCTTGCCTGCTTGTGGATGGAGACCGGTTTCGAAGGGGCGAACATCTACGGCCACGACGCTGGCGGTGCCTGCTCCGGATGGGGCGAGGTCACGAAGGAGAACTTCGAGAACGACTTCTGGCCCGTCGTTTCGAACTGGGGTACGTCCAACGGCGTCGGCCCCCTACAGGTGACTTACAACGGCTACTTCATTCAGGATCCGAACCGTGCTTGGTGGGATCCGGAGAAGAGCGCGGAAGTCGGTTGCGCAATTCTTCGCGATCTGATCGCTTACGAGGGTGATTCGTACGAGGACCTTCGTCGAGTCGGGTCTCGTTACAACAGCGGAAATGCTTCGGGTGCTTACGACTCCTACGGCGTTCCGTTCTCGCAGCACTGTGAATGGTGGTACAACCACGGCCGTCCTTCGGGCGGCGGAGAGGAGTCATGGATGAGTGAGGGTGTCGACATTCTCAAGGAGATGAACGCTCGCCTGATCGAGATCTCGGACCAGACCGGTTCCGGAATCGCGGGTCGTCGCTTCGACGGTCCCCTGGTCGGCTGGTTCAAGACCGTGAGCGGCCAGCTCTCCACCCTGAACGACAAGGTCGACGCGCTGTCGGCCAAGCTCGACCAGAAGTGATCTGAGGAGGTCCAGCCATGCCCACGGGCAAGTTCAGCGGGCGCTTTCCCGCATGGTCCGTCGTCCAGGTTGACTGCCTCGACGGCGACACGTTCGTCAAGTTCGTGGACGGAACTGGGCGTCTGACCGGTAAGGTCGAGTACCGCGAGAAACTCGACGCTCGCGTCTGGTGTCACGTCGGCATGGCTGAGGCCTATCGGCTCGTTGCGCTCGACGCGTCCAGGGTCACAGATGTGTCTCTGGATGTGCCGGGCGCCAACGGCGGCGACACGAAAGAGCTCGAGCGACAGATAGACTTACTGGCCCAGGACGTTTCGCCGTTCGTCAAGGGTCACAGGTACTACAGCCCGGTCACTTACTTCTGGCCGGACTACTACAACGGCGCGACGTCAAAATGGAATAGAACTCTCGGATACGGCTCGTCCCTCGGCATTGTTATCATGAACCGGAACAGCGGAGACTGGGAAACGTTCGATGCCGACTTCCAGAAGCAGGCGGCTAGAGCGCTTTCCGCCGGAGCCAAGCGCTGCGTCTTCTATGTCAAGACTCAATACGGCGTTGCCGAGCTTCCGAAGAACGATCCTGCCCGCGCAGGAGTACCCGACGTTGATAAGTACACCCAGGACTACATCCTCCAGCAGATCGCCTGGGCGAAGAAGAACTACCCGAACGAATGTCAGGGGGTCTTCCTCGACGAGGTGGTCAACGGCTGGGGCGCGCAGGCACCCAGACTCGACTGGTACAGGCAGCTGTTCAAGAAAATTCGTGATCTTTACGGCAAGCAGTTCCTCATCGTCATCAACACCGGGTCGAACATCGCCGACGACTTCGTCAACGCGGATTTCGACATCTGCATGTGTTTCGAGGAGAAGGCCGAGACCTACCTCAAGAACGATGCCATGAAGCCCGTCATGACCGATCGCATGATGCAGGAGCCGGCCACTCGCTGGTGGCACGTTATTCACGACGTCACCAAGGACAACTATCAGAAGGTCGTGAACCAGGCGGCCTCTCTCGACGTGGCGCACCTCTACATCACCGACGGACAGCTCATCAAGGGGGAAGGCGGTCAGTGGAAGCCCGAGGTGAATCCGTATCAGAACCCCCCGGGCGAATGGCTAATGCCTCTCACTATCGCATGGGTCAACGGCTACCTCGATATCCTTAATCGGGTCATAGCTCTGGAGGCCAAGCAGAAGTGAGCGTCTCGCTCTCGCTCGACGGCAAGTTCGTCAAGACCGAGGCGTGGCTCACCAGGCTCAAAGAGCAGGAGTACCTCGAAGTACTCAAGGACTGTGGACAGCGGGGTGTGGACGCATTGAGTGATGCCACCCCCGTTGACACGGGCCTCACCTCGCAATCCTGGACCTATAACATCGAAAAAGGGTCCGGAGTCGGCCGTATCGTATGGTCGAACACACATGTCGTCAACGGTGTCAACATCGCCGTGATTCTCCAGTACGGACATGGCACCGGAACAGGCGGCTATGTCCAGGGCAGGGATTATATTAATCCGGCCATGAAACCCATATTCGACGAGATCGAGCAGAGAGTGCTCAAGGTGGTGAATTCCGTATGAGTACCATTGAGGATAAAGTCGTATCCCTGAAGTTTGACAACAAGCAGTTCCAGTCAGGAGTTGCGGAGTCTCTTCAGTCCGTTGAGAAACTCAACACGGGCTTGAAAATGGAGGGCGCCACTCAGGGGCTTGACAACGTCGCGAATTCTGCAAGACGCCTGACATTCGGTGAGGCCATCAGCGGAGCCGGGAACCTGATCTCGAACATGAGCGTTCTCGGGGTATCCGGCATCGCAGCACTTGGAGGCATCGCATCGAAAGCCGTCTCCGTCGGAGCGGACTTGATCAAGTCCCTCTCGATCGAACCCGCGCTCGACGGTTTCCAAGAGTATGAGATGCAGCTCAACTCGGTTCAGACGATTCTCGCCAACACCGCGAGCAAGGGTGAGGACATCAACAGTGTCAACGCCGCCCTTGACGAGTTGAACACGTACGCGGACCAGACCATCTACAACTTCTCCGAGATGACTCGGAATATCGGCACCTTCACGGCAGCCGGCGTGGGTCTGAAGGACTCCGTGTCCGCCATTAAGGGTCTGAGTAACCTTGCCGCTGCTTCGGGCTCAACCAGCGCCCAGGCGTCGACGGCCATGTATCAGCTTTCGCAGGCTATCGCTACCGGTACGGTTCGACTTATGGACTGGAACTCGGTGGTCAACGCCGGAATGGGCGGTGAACAGTTCCAAGAGGCCTTGAAGCGTACTGCTCGCATCCACGGCGAGGCGGTGGACGAAGCCATTGCGAAAGAGGGGTCCTTCCGCGACTCCTTGCAGGACGGATGGCTCACATCCGAGGTCATGCTCGAGACATTGAGTCTCATGACCGGCGACTACTCCGAGGAAGCCATCCGCGCGATGGGCTATACCGAGGAGGAGACCAAGGCGATCATGGAGTTCGCGGAGACCGCCAAAGGTGCCGCGACCCACATCAAGACTTTCTCGCAGCTTGTCGGAACGGTTAAAGAGGAACTGGGCTCCGGGTGGGCCACCACTTGGCGAATCGTTCTCGGCGACTTCGAGGAAGCCGAGCAGCTTTGGACCAGTATCGGAAACGTCATCACGTCCAAGATCTCCGATATTTCCAGTGCCAGGAACAAGATGCTTCTGGAATGGAAGGAACTCGGTGGTAGAGACGAACTCCTGCGCGGCCTTAAGAACTCCTTCGAGGCATTGATCAAGCCCATTCAGGCTATCGGCAACGCCTTCGGGAGAGTGTTCTCAGGACCGTCGGCTCAGGGGCTCTACAACGTCACGAAAGCATTCGCCGACTTCACGGCCACGCTGGTCATGAATGACCGGACGATGGAGGTTATCACCTCCGCATTCGAGGCTCTGTTCAGCGCAGCTAAGCTGGGGCTTGACATATTCGTCGACCTGGCGAAAATCGTCGGCTCAGTCCTATTCGGAGCGTTCCACATTCTCACGACCGTTCTCGGTATAGCGATCAGGTCTACCGGGGGTCTTGTCGGGGTCATCCGGGACGCTGTGAACTGGGTGCGAAACTGGTACGAGTCCCTAAATCTGTCTGAGCGCGTGATCACCGCGATCACCAGCGCTTCGAACAAGATGGCGGACGCAATGGCCCGCACGGTCACCTGGACTAGACAGCTCGTCGCCGGATTCAAGCAGGGTTTCACTTCGGAGTACGCCTCTACATGGGACCGTCTCACGGATGCCGTCGAGCGACTGTGGAAGGCGATGAAGATCGCGGGTACCGTCATCAAAGACGTGATCCTGGAGCCTTTCAGACAGCTCAAGAACGACAGCGGCCCAGTTGGCGACGCGGTGAACGCCGTTGGAACAGTTGTGGGCGCTGCAGGAGCCGCCGCGGAGAAGGCCGGTGGATGGTTCGTACAGCTCAAGGACAAGATCGTCGCGTTCTTCCGTGGAGCTGACGAGAATTCCGAGGGATGGGGCAAGTCGTTCGCCGACAAGCTCATTCCGCTGACGGACCAGCTCATCGACAAGATCGATCGTCTCTCCGACCGCACCATGGTGTGGGGCAACACGATTGCGAACTGGGTCTCGCCGCGCGCTCAGGCATTGGCCAAGCACGTCGACGAGCTCAGGTCAAAATGGAGTGACTTCAAAGAAGGTCTCGGGGACGTCGACTTCTCCTGGACGGACAAGCTGAAGTCCGCAGTCGCCGCAGTGGGTTCTGGAATCGGTAATGTGTTCTCCGGCATGAAGTCGGGGAACATCGACTGGTCCCCGTTCACCAAAGCGTGGAATGATCTTAAAGAGATCGTCTCGCATTATACCGAGAGAGTGCGAGGCGCCATTTCAGTGACGTCTCAGTTCGTCAAGAATCTGGATCTGGGGAGCAAAGTCTCCTCCGGGTGGTCGAACTTCCTCGACCTGCTGAAGAATATCATCGGGTTCCTCTCGAAGCTCGGGGAGTTCGCGGTGTTCGTCGGCGGAAAGATCAAGAATGCACTCGAACCGATCTTCGGCGGAATTCTGAGCCAGTTCAAGAACGGTGATTGGCAGGGCCTCTTCGATAACCTTGTCAAGGGCGGTGCTCTGGCCACATTCGTCGTCCTGGCCAAGAAGGTGACCGATACCCTCAAGGCCATGAAGGAGACGTTCGAGGGCTGGGCCGGAATCGGCGACAGCGTTAAAGGCGTCATCGACGGATACGCCGAGAGCATGGAAGCGGCCACCGGTAAGGTCAAGGCCGAAACGCTTCTCATCTACGCGGCGGCCATCGCTGTCCTGGCAGCATCCTTGTGGATCCTGGCTCAGGTTCCAGCGGAAAGTGTCATGGCCTCCGGAATCGCCATTGGGGTTGCATTCACGGCTATTACCAAGGCCATGGAGAAGATGAACGACTCCATGAGCGCCGTCTCATCGGGCAAGATGATCGTTCAGGCAGCCGGCTTGATTCTGGTCTGCACGAGCATCATCATCCTAGGGCACGCCATGCAGAACGTCGCTTCTCTCGGCTGGGGCGGGATCATGAAAGGCCTCGTCGGGGTCGGAGCGGCTATCGGCATGCTGGTTGTCCTGGCGAACACTATGGGGTCTCCGCGTCAGCAGACGAAGTTCATTTCGTTCGGGCTGGCCATGAACCTCATGGCCGCGGCAACACTCGTCATGACCAAGGTCGTCAAGAATCTTGGCGAGATGGATACCGGGAGCCTCATCCAAGGTGAACTGGCTCTGGCGGCGCTCCTCGTTATCGTCGGAATCTACGCCGAGATCTCGAACAAGAAGGTCAGCATCGGTTCGGCCTTGGCGTTCCTGGCCATTGCCTACGTCTTGAAGCAACTGAGCGGTATTATTTCAGAATTCGCATCAATGCCGTGGTCCGACTACCTCAAAGGCGTCGTCATGATGGGGCTGGTACTCGCCGGACTCATCGTTGCGATGAACTTCAGCGAATCCAACATCACCGGTGCGGCCACTTTGATGATTGCGGTCCTCGCCGTCAAATTGGCAGCTTCTGAGATAGCCAACATCGCCTCCATGGACTGGGGGACCTATCTCAAGGGCGTCACTATGATGGGACTGGTGCTCGCAGCTTTGGTTATCGCCACCACTCTTGCGGACGGCGGAATCCTCGGAGCTGCGGGTATTATCCTTACGGCCCTGGCCATCCAAATCCTAGTCCCGGCACTCCAAGCCCTGGCAGACATGTCGTGGGCCGAGTTGCTAGAAGGGCTTACGGGTCTCGGTCTGGCTTTAGCCATCGTGGTCGTCGCGGGGTACGCGGCAACCGGTGCGGCTATCGGACTCCTGGCTCTGGGCGTGGCTATTGGGCTCATCGGTGCGGGAGTCGGTCTAGCGGCTATCGGTCTAGCGGCGTTCATCGAGGCGCTCACGGGACTCTTGTCTCTCGGCGGTCAGAGCGTCGAGCTCTTCCTGCAACTGTGTCAGGGTCTGATCGACATGCTGCCCTCGCTCGGCACGAACGCCGCGCAGGCGCTGATCAACTTCTGCCAGGTGCTTGTAGACAATCAGCAGACTGTCGTTGACACGATCACTTTGCTGATGACAGCAATCGCTCAGGCGGCTATCAACTCGGCCCCGACCATCGTTGAGGCTTTCGGTGTCATCACCACGGCTATCCTTAACAAGTTCGTTGAGCTAACGCCGCAAGTGACGCAGGCCGCATTCGATATGATCATCGGATTCATTGACACCTGCACGGCGAACATGCCGACACTTGTGTCCTCGGGAGCCAACCTGATTCTGTCCTTCTTGGAGGGACTGAACGACTGGATTCCGACGATCGCTGATGCCGCCACGACAGCCATCGTGACCTTCATCACGGCCATCGGCGATAACTCGCCCAGGGTGGTTAACGCCGCGTTCGATACCGCGATCAAGTTCATCAACGGTCTTGCGGACTCCATTCGCAACAACAAAGACCGTTTGTATGACGCGTGCGGAAACCTGGTGGATGCCATTAAAGGCTTCATCATGGAGGGAATCGATCGGATCAAGAGTAGGATCAAGTCGAAGGCCGGAGAACTGGGCAGTCACCTGGTTGATGGTATCAAGAATGCCATTCGAAACGGAATTTCCGGAGTCGTCAACCAGATCAGGGACTTGGCCAACCAGGCCATCGCCAAGGCGAAAGATTTCTTCGGAATTCACTCGCCTTCAAGAGTCTTCTACGAGATCGGCCAGTACAATATTCAGGGTCTGGCGAACGGTCTTAGGGACTCGGGTGAGGCGATCGGGGCTATTTCCGATCTGAGCGACACCTTGACCGGATCGATGAAAGCCGCTATGGACAGTCTCGACTACTCGAGTTACCTCGACGAGTCGACCCTGAGCCCCGAGATCAAACCGGTGATGAACCTGGATAACATCACCGAGGGCGTCGACCAGATGCAGCAGCTTCTGAATCAGGACAGTCTCGTGGCTCCGGTAACGGCGCAAATGGCTTCGCAGGCGGCCGCACAGCCTGCTGTCACGGCACAGCCGCAGCCTCAGGCTACCGGCGATAGGCCGTTCGGAGACGCGCAGTCGGTCGTGTTCAACCAGTACAACACATCTCCTCGAGAGCTGTCGACAGCGGAGATATATCGACAGACGCACAACCAGCTGAGTCAGGTAAGGGAGGCAATGTATCAGCTATGATCCGCACCATCGTCCTCACCAATCCCGGTGGTGAGACGCTGGCGCTTGATCTCTTCGAGCCGTGGAAGACCGGGATCGCCGTCAAAAACGTCGACGGTCTCGGTCCGGGAAAGGCCGATATCAACACCACCGACCTTGCCCTCACCGACTCAGCTCTCTTCAACGGCTCCAGGGTGCAGAAGCGCACTGTCTCTCTCACCCTGGTTCCGATGGAGACCCCCACGCAGGACGTGGAGCAGTCCAGGCAGAAGATCTATCGGTTCTGTCAGATCAAGCGCCCAGTACGAATCACCGTGTACGCCGACCACCGTCAGGTGTATACCGACGGATATGTCGAGTCCTCAGAGCCCGACATCTGGTCCAACCTGGAATCTCACAAAATCTCGATCCTCTGTCCTTACGGGTACTGGTATGACAACCGCGAGGATGCTTCGGACCTTATCAACTTCGACGTTGAGGAGCCCTCGTTCGAATTCTCCTGGGCGGACCCTCTTTCCGATTCCCCCACACTGGAGTTCTCGCGCACGCTGTCGGACAAGACGGCTGTGGTGAACTACGAGGGTGACGTCGAGGCCGGTTTCCTTCTACGCATCAAGATACTCAAGGCTAACCCGCTCCCGATCACCTTGACCGAGAAGGTCTGGCAGCAGACGATGAAACTCACGGGGAAGTGGACCCCATCCGCCACGGCGTACCAGCCATCTGTAGGAGACACAATCGCAGTGGACACCCGTATCGGCCAGAAAGGAATCTATCTGGAGAAGCCGAACGGAACTCGATACAAGGGGATGTACTTCCTGGACTTCAACTCCGACTGGCTACTCATGCACCCAGGGCGAAACGAGTTCTACTACGCCATGGCTGACAAGACGGCTGTGGATATTCGATTCACCACGGACATCACGTATCAGGGGGTGTGAATGTATCTGGCCGTACTAGACGAGTCATGCAACCTCACGCATCTCGTTGATGACTATATTTCGGTCGTGTGGACTGAGCGCTTCCACGGATATGGCGATTTCAAGCTGATCGTGCCTGGGACGTACGACAACCTCCAGGAGTACCAGCTGGATTATTACTTGTTCACCAAGGACACGAACAAGTTGATGATCATCGAGCAGGTCGAGATGGAGACGCACTACGGCGAGTCCAGCACACTCACGATCACTGGCCGCTCAATCGAGTCCGTCCTTGACCGGAGAGTCCTTCACCCATATCCGGTGAATGACTACACCATCTGCGCCAAGCACGAGTCCACCAACGGCATCATCCGAGACGTCGTCAAGGACATGACGAACCTGCTGTTCAAGGTCGACGATTCTAGTCACCCGAGACACGTACAGGGCTTCCGCTGGTACCATCCCTGGGATCTACCCGCCGACATTCTGCATGGCCGCGACGGAAACGTCATGGATATAGGGTCAATGCGGCTCGGGTCAAACGAAGCGATCAGGACGTCCTCTGGATCTCACGTTGAGAATGCAGGAGTCTACGGGGAGGCCACTTGGGACCAATACATCATGCAGGGCTCGTGGTACTCTCTGATGCAGGATATCACGGACCTCAACATGAGCGGATGGGCGATCGAGTTCGCAGACAACAATCCGTGGTACTGGTACGGGTATGCGTATCTTGGGATCAACCGAACGGACTCTCAGAGCACGAATCCTCCAGTGACGTTCTCGCCATCGTTCGAGAACCTGTCCAAAGGCACATATCTCAAGTCCAAGGTCGGGACTCGAACGAAAATCTTCTCCGGACTCCAGCAGGTGCATGTCACCTCCGGTATGGAGCAGGAATACATGTGGCAGACAGATGTCAACATCCAGAACGAGTCCGTGCGTGTCGGCACCACCGGTCTTGGTTTGCGAGAGGGATATCTTGAGAATCCCGGAGTTATGACGCATAACGGCTACCTGGCCACGAGTGCGAACTCCGCGAGAACCGGGAACACGGGAGTGGACCCCGAGGCCGCCAGACGACAGCTGAAGGACAAGTGCAACACAGAACTGTGGAAGCACATGCCTATTCAGATGTACGAAGGCGTTGCCGCAGTCAACTCGATCTACAAGTATCGTGAGGACTTCTTCCTCGGTGACTTCGTGCAGATCGAGAACGAGTACGGCCAGAAGGACGTCGCCCGGGTGACCGAGTACGTTCGCTCATCAGACGTCAACGGGGACACCTTCTACCCCACGTTCTCGTCTTTGTCAGATCTACAGAAGAGTAAGCCGGGGTTGAACATCAAATGACGCTTACCAGTGGTTTCTACTCCTCGAAGGACGGAGACCGCAAGTATTCAGCAGAACAGATGGGTGAGCTCTTCGACGGTCTCATCCATTACGGCATCTACCAATCATACGGCCAGGCCCTGGGAGTCACGGCGATCAGTGGGAAGTGGGCTGTTCGCATAGGCACGGGTCGCGCGTTCCTCAACAAGACATGGGTGAACAACGACGCGCCATACGACCTTCCGCTCGAGCCGCCGGACGTCACCCACCCTCGCTGGGACTTGGTCTGCTTGCGCATCAACAGGGACCCGTCGGTCAGGGCCGCTTCGTTCGCCATCTACAAGGGCGTGTCCAGCAGCAATCCGCAGGTTCCGAACGTGCGGAACACGGACCTCGACAAGTGGTATCCTCTGGCGAGGATTCGTACGAGTCCCGGTATGCAGCAGGTCACATACAACCAGATCTGGAATGCTCGAGGTTCGTCCGCCACACCTTGGGTGACCGGCATCGTCGAGAGTCTTGACGCCTCGACCCTCTATGCTAAGTGGGACGCCCAGTACGAGCAGTGGTCATCCGAGCAGAAGAAGACGCAATCCGTGAACTTTCAGAACTGGATGGCCGAGCAGAAGACTGACTACGAGTCCTGGCGCAACACCCTGAAGACCACCCTCGACGGTGACGCCGCGACGAAACTCGCTCAGCGTCTTGACAACGTTGAGAAACAGATCTCGTCGTTCACGCAGGGCGTGGCGATCAAGGACGTCCTTCTGGACGCTCAAAATGGCGCAGAGATCCAAGACCATGCGGGCAACCCCATCAACGCCCAGCGCCTCTACATGATGGTTTGAGCAGAGGAGTATATCCATGAAGATCTCGGACTATCCCGAGGCCACATACATCGGTCCGAACACCGACTACTTCGTCGTTCAGAACGGTACCGTCAGCACGAAGAAGATCAACGCGGACTCATTCCGGTTCGCGATGTTCGACAACGTGCCGATGATGCATCGCGTCCTCGCCAGGGGTTACAACCTCGGTTCGTCGTTCACGACTCAGCAGCAAGCCGCTATTTCCTCAGGTCAGTTCACGAACTTGTGGATCGGGGACTACTGGACTACGGGCGACACGAAGTGGTATATCGTCGATTTCGACTATTGGGGCGCGTGCGACCCTTCGATCGGTCGCCACATTGCTGTTATGCCCGACAGTAACACGTCTTCGGCGGTGATGCACCGAGGCGAGTACTGCGGCGGATTCCGCAACAGCGAGCTCTTCGCGGCACTGAATGACAACCCGAAGACGAACGCCACGAAGGCCTACGGTCTCTTCGGAGAGTCGCACATTCTCGCGCACAATTCGTGGTTCGAGAACCGTTGGGACACGGACATCAAGTATGGCGGAACAGTTCGCGAGGAGGGATACCGCCTGTACGCCCAGAACGGCGAGGTGTTCAGGATCAAGGTCACAATTCCTACGGAGCAGATGCTGTTCGGCGCCCACGTCAAGCAGTCATTCCAGAACGGCTCCGAAGGCGCATACCGGGCCGAGTGCCGCCAGCTTCGGTATTTCCAGCTCTTCAACCACCAGAACCCGAACGAGGATTTCTGGCTCCGTGACCAGACGTGGGCCAACTACTTCAGCGCCTGGAAGGGGAACATCGCTCGTGATGAGATCATGACGAGTTCTCTCGGAGTTCGTCCGGTTCTGGCTATCGGGGGGTGACACGTGCGCCCAGAGCTCACCATGATCTTGACCATCATGACAAGCGTGCTCGCGTCTAGTGGTCTATGGGCATTCTTGGATCGCCGGGCGGAAAGGAAAGACGCTCGAACACAGCTCCTTCTCGGCATTGCGCACAACCAAATAATGGCTCTCGGGACGGCGTATCTGTCTCGAGGATACATCACCATCGACGAGTACGAGGATCTGCAGAAGTATCTGTATTCCCCGTACTCTTCTTTCGGTGGCAACGGCATGGCCGAGAAGGTCATGAAGGAAGTTCAGGAACTTCCGATACATTTTCCGGAGACTCGCAAACACTACAGACCGGAGGACAAGCATGTCTAACTCCACCTACGACAAGGCCAAGTGGGTCGCCCTCACTCTGCTTCCCGCATTGTCGGCCCTCTACGTCGCTCTCTCCGCCTCGCTCGGCTGGGGTCACGTGGATGCGGTTGTCGGGTCCATCGCCGCCGTCGACGCCTTCCTCGGCACGCTGCTCGGCATCTCTGCCAAGAACTACACCCCGTCCGCCGACGGCGTGCTGCACGTCGACCACGGCAGGCAGGAGGTCTACGCCGCTCTCGAGAAGCCGGCGAAGGACCTCACCGAGAACAAGACCGTCACCCTGGCGGTGAACGAGGTCGCCTGATCGCGTCCCCAACATGTCCTATAATGAGAACCCCATCTGAGAGGACAACCCGAAATGAACACTCCCGAACACAATGCTGAGAACGCCCTGAAGGACGCTTACGCATTCATCGACGGAATGGACCCCGACGCGGAGGCGTACGCGAATGCGCTCGCCAACATCCGAGAACTGGAAGCCATCTGCGCGAAGCATCGAGATGAAACTCGGCGTGCCGAGAAGCACGAGAGCGAACTCGATAAGCAGCGAGCAGTCAAGCTTCCGTCCCCGGACACGATCGTCACATGTGCGACGTCTCTCGTGTCGGTCCTTCTCGTCGTGAAAGCTGAGAGCATCCTGCCGGTCACCAGCAAGGCACTCGGATTGATCACGAAGGTCCGTATCTGACCGTTCAACGTCCCAGAACCCATATTCAAGCAACTCGCAAGAACATGGGTTCTGGAACTTGGATTCTAAAAATTCCCGGGTGGGCCGTCAGGACTCGCAAACTCAACATGCCTCATAATGAGACCCCGACTATTGGAAGGAATACACCATGTCCTACGGCACCAAGCTCAAGGAGATCGCTCTGCACGACTCGCTCGCGGTTTGGCTGTACCTCGACAACCTCGAGAAGACAGCTGATCCCGTGTACGCGAACGCGCTCGAGCGGCTTGCTTACGAGCGGCTTGCTCAGGATCACGTGACCGCCTGAACATATTCATGACTCAACCCCACGAACCCCGCAACAAGGGTTCTGGGTTTTCCATGACAAGATAGGAGCACACATGGGTTCTACACTGGTGACGACAGCATCCAAGTGGATTGTCCGAAACCTCCCGGCCATCTTGACAGGGTCCGCCGTGGCAGGTCTTGGCGGAACCGTATATCTGGCTGTCAAGGCGGATCGAGAGGTCCAGGCCATCAAGCGTCGGCAGCGCACGTTCAGCGAGAAGGATTGGAAGACCAAGTACAATGTCGCATACAAGCTCTACGTCCCCGCAGCCCTCGCCGGTGCGGCAACAGCGGCGTCCATCGTGGGTGCCTTTGCAATCGGGAATCGTCGTCAAGCCGCAGCAGCCGCAGCCTACGCGTTCACGAAGGAGTCGTACGACCGCTACCGTGCCACGGCACGACAGGAGATTGGCGACGAGCGGGAACGTGAGCTGGCTACTCAAGCTGCTGAGCGAGTGAAGACTCCGGCCACTACGACCGTCGTGGGATCAGGCGATGTCCTGTTCTACGACGGACACAGCGGTCGCTATTTCCACTCCACGATCGAGACGGTTCGGCAGATTCAGAACAACCTGAACTACCAGCTGCTCAAGGGCGATCTGGTGTCTCTTAATGACTTCTACGCAGCGGTTGGTCTCGAACCGACGGATCTCGGCCAGCAGCTGGGCTGGAACGAGCCTAACGCGATTGACATTCGTTTCGGATCCACGATCACGGATGACGGCAAGCCCTGCGTTGTCACGGACTTCCTTCTTGAGCCTTCGGAGGCTTGGTTCCGGTTCGCGTGACGAACACGGACTATAACGAGAGAAAGGAACCACCATGACAAATAGAATCTCATCCGTTGCTGGATTTGTCGCTGATGTCACTGCTAGTGCTGCAGCCGACGCGATTCTGATGTCGTTGTGTCCTCCCGCTGGCACCGCCGTTACGGTGATGCGCCACGTGGGAGTTCACGCGATTTCAGCCGCAGTCGGAGCGAGCACGGGCAAGTCGATCAGAGATCAGGTCGAGGAGACGGTCGAGACGATTCGATCCATGAATCAGTCCTGAACCTGAGAGCTCAGAGTCCCTAACACGGGTTCTGAGTTTCTCGAATCGCAATCTCAACACGCCCTATAACGAGAACCCATCTATCCGAAAGGAATACTCATGTCTGAGAACACCTCCACCACCGTTGTTGAGAACGAGAACGAAGACGCTCCCTTCATCACGATCGACTGGACGCAGGCTGTTCCCGCGGCGAAGAAGTTCGCACGCATTGCTGCTCCCGCAGTCACCGGCATCGCGCTGGCTGTGGTGATCCGCAAGGTCGTGAAGAACGCTTCGAAGCAGGACGCTGACGCGGCCGATCTGACCGAGGGCGTTGACGTTCCCGAGATCGACTCGGCGGACGAGAACGAAGACTGATACACCCATCCAACAGACACTCGACCCCATGGGCCCCTAACACGGGCTCATGGGCTATGATTTCGCCAAGGAGCATATCTATGATTAAGCAGACCGTGACGGCCGAGGACTTCGACGGAAACTCGCACACCCAGACGCTCTGGTTCCACCTCAACAAGACGGACGTCCTCGCCCTTCAGCGAAAGCTTCCTCGAGGAATCGAGGATACGATTGCCACGCTCGCCAACAAGAAGCGTGAGGACGTCACCGACGAGGATACGTGGACACTGTACGATTTCTTCAAGCTTCTGATGGATTCCAGCTACGGACGCAAGTCAGCAGACGGTCTCCACTTCGAGAAGTCGGAGGAGATCCTCCATGAGTTCCAGTCCTCCATCTTCTATGACGAGTGCCTTCTCGGTCTTGTCCAGAAGGAGGAGAAGGCGATCGCGTTCTTCAACGGCATCTTCCCGAAGACGCTGATCGACCAGGCCAAGGCGGAGCACCCCGAGCTCTTCTCCGCCAACTGACTATAAATCGAAAGGAACACACATGTCCAGCAGCGTTCCGATTCGCGGATCCCTTCCTGCGAACAGCAACCGCAAGCCCGTCGAGCGAGTTACGTCCAAACCGGCCATCGTCAAGGATCGTACGATCCAGCAGAAGGCGCGGGACGCATTTCTCGGAGACGACGTGAAGAGCGTCGGCGACTTCCTCGTCTGGGACGTGGTTGTTCCTGCCGTCAAGAATACGATCTCGGACATGGTGACCACGGGCGTCAACCGACTCCTCTTCGGGGAGAACAGGACGCCTCTGAGCACCGCCAGGACGGATCACACGTCGTATTCTCGAGTCTATCGGGATCGGGGCGACGCCTCGTCCAGGAACCGGGGTTTCGTCAAGCCCGTAGGACAGTATGATTTCTCAAGGATCGTCATCCAGTCCCGCACCGAGGCCGAGGAAGTCCTGAATAACCTTGATCGGACGATCGAGGAGTACGACTTCGCCGCCGTCTCCGACTTCTACGATTACGTCGGTGTCAGCAAGGAGTACACGGACGACCGTTGGGGCTGGCGCGATCTTCGAGGAGCCAGCATCATGCGAGTCGCCGAGGGATACGTTATCAACCTGCCTCGTCCGGAGTCATTGTGAGAAAAGAAGCCGTTAGAGCTATCTCGTGGATCATTGTCGCCGTAGTCGTTCTCTCGGCGCTATGGGTGATGTGGATCTGCCCGGGAATCATCGCCAAGGTCATCATCACGGTCGCCGTAATCGCGTCTCTCCTGTCAGCAATAGCGGAGGATTTCAAAGAATGAAAAACGTTGATTGGCTATTCGTTCTGTTCTGGTTTTTGATCGCCTGCGCATATGGAGCGATAATCGTCGGAGCCTTGATGAACGGATGGGTTCTGTTTCTGGTCCTCCTGGGGGTTCTCTCAGCTGTGGCTCTCGCCGGTGCAGGAGGCAAGTGATGGGTTTCAGCGCATTCTGCATCGTCTCGATCGTTCTGTTCGTCGCTCTCATGGAATGGACGCTCAGATGAGTACCGCTATTATCATCTTCGTCATTCTCGTCGGAATCGTATGGGCCTGCTACGATGACTTCCCCGACTGACTCGGTGGTGGACGATGTCCTCACAGCAACCGTCTCCGCCCTGGCGGTCCTCAAGATCGCTGGGGCGGAGCGAGCGCTGGCATTTCAAACGCTGGCGTTCCTACATTATATGTCACCGAGGGTACGGTATTATGCGTCTATCACGAATGCGAGAGGCGCTGATCAGAATCAACCCGGATCGAGAGGACTGGGTCAAGACCGTTAACGCCCTCCCCGATTCCAGAATCGTATATTTATATCACTCTTATTGCGAAAGGAACTTCATCAAATGAGTTCGGCAATTCTGACCAGGGGGTTCGGCAAAGCCTCTCTGGTCGTGTCCAAGCACGCCCCGGCAATTCTCACGGCTATGGGAGTTGCCGCTTTCACCACCAGCACCGCCCTGGCCGTCAAGGAGTCTTTCACCCTAACGGGTGAGGTTTACGACGACCTGCTCGAGATCAGCGAACTCAAGGAGATTCCCGAGCCGTCAGAGAAGGAGGCTCAGCAGGAGCTCGCTGCCAGGCGCGCGAAGACTTACGGTCGCTTCGTTCTCAAGGTCGCCAAGCACTACCGTCCTGCGTTGATCGCGGGTGCCATCGGCACCGTGAGTGTGGTTTCAGCGCACCGTCTGTCCGCCAAGCGCATCGCTGGACTGACCATGGCGGTTGCCGCTGCTGACGAGTCTCTGCGCAAGTACAAGAGCGCCATCGAGAAGGCGTTCGGCGCCGAAGCGGTCCAGGAGGCCTTGAGCAAGAGGCGAGAGGCGATCCTGTCCGAGGCCGTCAAGGTCGACGAGGACGGTAACGAGAGCGTCGATGACGAGAGTGTCCTCGACCAGTACGGTATGTCGCAGTACGCCGTGGTGTTCGATGAGAACGCCTCTCTGTGGGAACCGAACGAGGACTTCGACATCATGATGCTGAACGCTCAGGAGAAGTACCTGAACAACAAGCTCATGTGCGATGGCTATGTGCTTCTCAACGACGCGTACACTACTCTGGGTCTGCCCAAGACGTCTGCTGGAGCGGTCGTCGGATGGGTCTACAAGGGCGGTGAGGGAGACGGCTACATCTCCTTCGGGGACTTCGAATCCTGCAATGTCCGCCACTACGACGCCGCCAGGGGTCGTGAAGTTACTGATTTCTTCCTGGACTTCAACGTCGATGGCGTGATCTGGGACAAGATTGACGAGGTTTCCGTCCGATGAATACTAAAGTTGCTATCGTTGCTGCCGCCGCGCTGGGGGCTGTCGCGGGCTTCGGCCTGGGATATTCTCTGGCGCGGCGCAATGCCGCCCATGAGAAAGATGAGCTTCAGAGCTCCCTCGAGGCGGCGCGCAAGGACGTTGAGGTTTACGCGCAGCACGCGACCGAGTCTGCCAAGACCGTCGAGAAGCTCGAGGAGAAGAGTAAGAGGCTCGAGTATGAGAACGGTCGTATGTCCTACCAGGTTCAGCAGATGAACGAGGCGAAGCGCATTCGCAAGCTCGTCGAGGAGGACTACGCCAAGAACCCCGACATCATCGACGAGCCGGTCGACATGGAGCACTCGAGCCAGGAGGCGTACGAGGCTGTTCCCGAGAGTAAGCGCATGGAGGTCCGGTACTACACTGTTGACGACGTCCTCTGCGATTCGAACAACGTCGTGATCGAGGATGTCAACGGCTGGATCGGAGAGATGGGTGCCCAGAGCACTTTGGGATATCTCACCACCTTCTACGTCTACAACACTCACAAGGACCTGCAGATGAAGCTCGAGATCGTCGAGGATTCGTACGAGCAGGACGTTCTTAGGAATATTGACGAATGAGGACTCTAGAGGATCTTGAGCAGGAGCTGCAGGATGGGTGGTATTTCGACGCCCTCTACGATCTTGTAGCCGCGGACCGAGAAGACATCACGGACATGTCCTACAGGATGCTTCTGGGTGTCCTGGACAGTGTGGAGTTCAGGGACACCCGCGGTATAGACGGCAATCGCATTCAGGACGCGCAGGAGCTTCGTGCTGATCTGATCGCTGACATGGGGGTGGATCACACGGCCGTGCGCCCGTTCATGAATGTGTCCCTGCTCGAGGTAATGATCGCCATTGCCGATCGCCTCGGACAGATCACGGGCGACGAGGACACGACGTTCTGGTTCTGGGAGATGGCGTCGAATCTGGTGCTTGACGGAATCGACGACACCGAGTTCTGGTCTGACCCGGAGAGCTACGAGTCCGAGATTCTCGATCGTGCTGACGACGTTATCAACATCAACTACGACCGAGACGGCCTGGGCGGCCTGTTCCTTCTCAGAGAGGGGGTGGCGCCTCAGGATATGCGAGACACTGAGCTGTGGTACCAGATGCAGTACTACGCGAACGAGGTGTCTCCCTTGTAAGGAGCGCACATGAGCTTTTTCAAAGTGACGGAGTACGAGGACCACAAGACCAAGGTTCGTAAAGTCCGTCCGTCATATCGCAATTCATGTCCCGACGACCTGATCATTCGCGGGGGCGCTTTCTACGCGGTATATTTGCCCGAAAAGGGTTTGTGGTCCACCGAGGAATTCGATCTCGTGCATCTGGTCGACAAGACGCTTGAGTCGTATTCCTCCGAGCACGAAAACCCGAAGGTGATGAAGCTCGAGGACCAGGACAGCGGACAGTACAAGTTGTACAAGTCCTGGTTGCGTAACATGCCCGACAACCCCCGCGCTATGGACCGCAATATCCTATTCCGTTCTTCTCCAAAACGCAAGGAGGACTACGCGACCAGGCGTCTATCCTACGATCCTGTCAAGGGTGACTGCAGCGCCTACGACAGGCTCATGGAAACACTCTTCGAGCCGCCGGAGAGGCAGAAGTTGGAGTGGGCTACCGGTTCGATCCTTGCGGGAGACAGCAAGAAGATTCAGAAATTCTTCGTGCTCTACGGTCGCGGAGGAGTCGGTAAATCCACGTTCTTCCGGATTCTCAACATGCTGTTCGAGGACTACGTGGGAACATTTCAGGCAAAGGCTCTTGGGCAGGCGCAGAACCGTTTCGCTCTTGAGCCTCTCAAGTCGAACCCGTTGTTGGCGATCGACGATGACGGCGACTTGAGCAAGATCGAGGACAACACTCGCCTCAATCAGATCGTCTCTCACGAGAGGCAGATCATGGACGAGAAGGGTAAGGGTCTATACGAGATCGCGTTCGACACGATGCTCTTCGTCGGCACGAACTCGCCGGTGAAGATCACGGATGCGAAGTCCGGGGTTATTCGTCGCCTGATCGACGTCCGCCCTTCAGGGTACCGTCTGCCCCGAAGCCAGTACGAGCTCTGCATGCAGGAGATATCCGAGACGATCCCCCATATAGCCGAGCACTGCCTCGAGGTGTACCGAGGTCTGGGTCCGTGGGCGTACGACGCTTACGAGCCCATTGCTATGCGTAGCAGAACAGAGCCTCTCTTCAACTTCGCGTTGGAAATGGAGGACGAGCTGGACCGAGCAGACGGAATAACGCTTAAGCGGGCTTATTCGCTGTATAAGCAGTACTGCGACATGGCGAACATCGAGTACAAGATGCCGATGTACGTATTCCGCGAATCTTTGAAGGATTTCTACGATGTGTTCAAAGATCGAGATCAACGTGGCGGAATTAATCGCCGATCGGTGTACTACGGGTTCGACCACGATTCCCTCCGAGACAAGGACGGAATCGTTCGAGAGAAACCTGAAACATGGTTGAAACTGGATGCGCAGGATTCATACCTGGATTCCAGGTATGCGGACATGCCGGCGCAGTACGCCACTCCCGATGGCCATCCGGGAAAGCCATGGGATGATGTCACAAAAACTCTGAAGGAACTCGACACAAGGAGCGAACACTTTGTCCGTCCACCAGTCAACGAGATCGTCATCGATTTCGATCTCTCTGAAGGGGGATCCAAATCTCTTGAGCGCAATATTGCAGCCGCAGCTCAGTGGCCTCCTACATACGCTGAGGTCTCACGAAGCGGAGGAGGTATCCACCTCCATTACGTTTACGATGGAGACACCGACAGACTCCGCAATTTCATTGAAGACGGAATCGAGTGCAAAGTCTATCGAGGAAAGTCGGCACTCCGAAGGCGTCTCACAAAATGCGGAGGACGACCGACTCTTGCGCGACTTTCCGAAGGGGACCTCCCTCTCAAGGATGAACCTGTGATCTCGGACACCCGTATGAAGAGCGAGAAGGCACTGCGCCAACTCGTTCTGCGAAACCTTCGCAAAGAGATACATCCAGGTACCAAGCCGAGCGTGGATTTCATTCGCAAGATCCTGGACGACGCATATTCGTCAGACTTGTCGTATGACATCTCGGACATGCGCAACCAGGTTATGGCGTTCGCAGCATCCAGCACACATCACGGAGCGTACTGCCTCGAGCAGGTGGGAAAGATGCACTTCCAGTCCGAGAATGACGAGGAATCCGATAACCCGCCTGTGTCGGACGGAGATCTCATTTTCTTCGACTGCGAAGTCTTTCCCAACCTCTTCCTCCTCAACTGGAAGGTCGAAGGCAACGAGAAGGTTGTACGAATGATCAATCCGGACCCGGAGGAAGTCGATGCGCTATGCAGTAATCGTCTTGTCGGCTTCAATAACCGCAGGTACGACAACCACATCCTCTATGCGCGAATCATCGGATATTCGAATTATGAGCTCTACAAGCTCTCGAAGAGGATCATCGAGTCCCACGTCAAGGCCGGCTTCGTCGAGGCGTATAATCTCTCCTACACGGATGTGTACGACTTCGCGGCGAAGAAGCAGTCCCTGAAGAAGTGGGAGATCGAGCTCGGTCTCAAGCACGACGAGCTCGGTTTCGACTGGGACGAACCGGTGCCTGAAGAACATTGGGCACGCGTGAGCGAGTACTGCGATAACGACGTCATATCAACGGAGAAGGTGTTCGAGCACCTCCACGAGGATTGGGTCGCACGTCAGGTTCTCGCCAAGGTGGCCGGGCTTACGCCGAATCACTCGACTAACGCCCTGACAACCCGAATCATTTTCGGCAAGGAGAAGCATCCGCAGCTGGTCTACACGGACTTGAGCGAGATGTTCCCCGGATACAAGTACGAATACGGCAAGTCCACGTACAAGGGCGTGGAAATCGGCGAAGGAGGTTACGTCTATGCTGAGCCTGGTATTCATCGTAATGTTGCTCTTCTGGATGTTGCATCACTGCATCCTACGTCCATTGAGCAACTCAATCTGTTCGGCGAGTACACGTCGCGCTTTTCGGAGATCAAGAGGGCTAGGATCGCCGTCAAACATGGCGATACGACATCCGCTGCTAGTCTTCTTGGGGGTGCTCTTGGCCCGTACCTGGGATCGAAAGAAGAGCTCTCAGCCCTTGCCTATGCCCTCAAGATCGCCATCAACAGCGTCTACGGACTCACGGCTGCCAAGTTCGACAATCCCTTTCGGGACCCCCGTAACGTCGACAACATCGTCGCGAAACGCGGGGCCCTGTTCATGGTCGATCTGAAGGAGGCTGTGCAGGAGCGAGGATTGAAGGTCGCGCATATCAAAACCGATTCGATCAAGATTCCTAACGCAACTCCCGAAGATATCCAGTTCGTCATGGAGTTCGGGAAGAAGTACGGATACGACTTCGAGCATGAGGCGACATACGATCGTATGTGCCTCGTGAACGATGCGGTGTACATCGCACATGACGAATCGGGATGGCACGCGACCGGCAAGCAATTCCAGGAGCCATATGTCTACAAGAAGCTGTTCACCCGAGAGCCCATTGAGTTCAACGACTATATCCAGGCCAAGTCAGTCACAAGCCGGATGTATCTCGCACCCGATAGTGACGACATCGTACCTGAAGATCTCAAATTCATTGGTCGTGTGGGAACGTTCGTTCCGGTCGTCGAAGGAGGCGGAAGACTTCTACGCGAAACGCGCAGGAAAGACGCCGACGGCCAGGACGTCGTATCCTACGGAGCAGTCGCAGGAACCAAGGGGTATCTCTGGATGGTTTCAGGGGACGCTCTTCTGACCGGGGCGCGAATCGACCAGCGATATTATGATAAGTTGGCCGAGGATGCCTTGGATCAGATCCGAAAGTACGGCGACGAAGAGGTCTTCCGAGCCGTCTGACATTCGGCAGTGGGGTCTTCATCGCGAGCTCAACAAGGCTTATAATGGAGACCCCACTATCGAAAGGAAAGACCATGAACAAGAAGCTCGTCAAGATCGCCGTTGCCGCGGTTGTCGCGGGTGCCGTCACAGGCATCTGCCAGGCCGCGTACGACGCGAAGGACAACGAGACCGATCAGGAGAAGTGACTCCGAATCCGTATCCGTGAACAACGGGTATGGATTGTTTTTTTTTGCAGAGAGGAACACATGGAGACTTTCACACGACGTCTGGATGCCGAGGAGGCGGCGATTCTGCAGGATCATGTTCTCGGCCTTCTGTCCACGACGAAGGATACGCATCTTCACCTTCTGACCACCCTCGACGAGGAGGTTCCAGAGGTCTGCAGTGACTACGAGGACGCTATGCTCACCGTGATGCGCAAGGAGATCTCACACATCACTGAATGGCTCAAGAACTACTGATAGGAGAACACACCATGGCTAACTACATTATTCGCAACGCACGCCTTCTGTTCCGAAACTTCTCGGGGGCCCCGAACAAGTTCGGCAACACGGACCGAACGTTCTGCGTTATTCTGCCTCCGGACAAGGAGGGAGCGTTCCGGGAGGAGGGGTTCAACGTCAAGACTCTCAAGCCTCGCGACGAGGAGGAGGAGCCCACCCCCTTCATCCAGGTCAAGGTTCGTTACGGGTATCGTCCGCCTAAGGTCACGCTGATCGCCGGTGGTACGAAGACCCCCTTGACCGAGGGCACGATCGGTCAGCTGGATTTCGCGGACATCGAGCAAGCCGACTTGAGCATTCGTCCCTACCACGGTCGGACTCGAGCGGGCATTGAGTTCTGCACCGCGTACCTCGACAAGGCGTATATCACGATCGCCACGGACGAGCTTGATGCGATTTATAACCCGCCTGCTCCCGAGGAAGAGGAGCCGCCGGAGGAGTGGCGTTGATGATCTGCAAGAAGGACGTCGGGGACGGTAAGGCTTTCTGGACGGCGGTCACGGCCAGCCGGATTGTTCTGCCGAATGGAGGTGAGGCTGAGCGAATGACCTATGATCCGACGGGATGGTGGCTCCTCAACGGGGACGACGAGTACTGGGTCTACACCGCCGAGGAAATCGGTCGTGTCGTGTTAACTCCTGGCTCTCGGATGACGGCATATCCTGTGGGGGAGCCCTATGCGATCTGCGACAAGTCGGAGTACGATTACGAGCTCAAGGACGATGCTATAGTCATCAAGGAGCGAGTCGACCGGTTCAAGTCCACTGCCCCTTGGCGAGAACGAGCACTGTCCTCGGATAACGTCTCGCATCCTTCTCATTACACCGAGGGTTGGAGCAACGGCGCCGAGGTTATTGACCTCACAGAGCACCTCTCGTTCTGCGCGGGCAACGTCGTGAAGTACGTCTGCCGTGCGGGACGTAAGGATCCTGACAAGCACGTCGAGGATCTGGAGAAGGCTCGGTGGTACCTTGATCGAGAGATCGAGAGAGTCAAGAGGCAGTGATGCGGTACCCGTCAACGAAGAACCTCGCCGGGTACTATCGGACTCGAGCGGGAGCGGTAGTGAAAGCCGAGAAGCGCAACGGCATGTGGACTGTTCATATCGGATCTCGTGACGTCGTGATCATCAGCGACGACGCGTTCTACTCGCTGTTCTCGGGCATCGTCTGAGACGGCATTCGAACCCGGGGGTCCTCTGGAGACATTGGGCCCCCGGGTTTACGCAACAGCACACTTTTGTATTACTACAAAGATTGGAACACACGATGACTTACGACGAGATTCTTGAGCGGGTCCAGTACTCGGTCACGCAGGCCCAGCGCATGAGCGCATATTGGTCGGCCACGCTCGAGACGGCGCATTTCACGCACGACGTGATCTCGAAGATGGCTCGAGACGCCATGGAGTGCAAGAACCACATGCGCGCCCTGGACAGCCTCGAGGAGGACGCCCAGAACCTCCCACTCCTTGTCGAGGACACCGATGTCTCGGACCTTCTCGCACTCGTATTCCAGACCAGGGACGTCTGGAGCTCTATCCGCACCACGCTTAAGAAGACCCTGAGAGAGACGATCTGAGATGGACCGCATTAGTGTTATCGTCGAGTGGACTCGCATCACCTCCCGTTTCTGGAGGTTGTATGTCGACCCCTGGAACGAGGACCAGAACTTCCTGCGTAATGACTATCGCACCGCCCACGCATATCTCGAGGAGCTGAAGTCGCTCCGGGTTACTCCAGCACTGATCACAGCCCAGGAGGAGCTCCAGACGCTTCTCCACAATCTCGATTGGAAGGTCTCATGATTCTCCGTACCCGCGTCAAGGACGCGCCAGACGTTGTGGACGAGATCACTGGACCTGTAACCGTCCTGGACGGCGAGTGGTGCATCCCGGTGACGTATCCGAACATGTTCATCGAAGGGGACATCATAGAAGACGTGGTCCACTACAGCGATAAGCGATGGACCATCACGGAGACCGAGGACGAGATCGAAGCCGTTTGGAAGCACGACCGTACAGAAGAAGCACGCTGATGAAGACCATCGTATTTCACTTGACTCACACGGATCACAACGGTAACTTGCACACCGAGACTCGGCACTGGCAGGAGCGCGAGCACAGCGTTCAGAAGCTCCTGGACATCATGCTTCGCAAGCACCGTCTGCGCCGGCCTCGTCTTGTCAACAAGCGCTATGAGCTCGACCGCACAGTATATCATTACCACGCGGAGCTTGAGAATGCCTGAGAGGTGGCTTGAATCCACGTACTACGAGAACACCGAGGTGAGCGATCTCGGAAACATCCGACGGACCTCGGACAAGACTCCTCGCAGACACCCGATGCGGATTCGCAATCGAGCCACGACCGCTGAGCCCTGCGTGACTCTGCACCCCATCGGCGCTAGGACTCCAAAAGGGGGCAAAGCCTGGCGCACAGTCCCCCTGCGACGAATCGTATGGGAGACGTTTCACGATGAGAAGCTTCCGCGCGGCAAGTTCGTCAAATCCTTGAACGGGGACGTCGAGGACTGCCGTCTGTCGAATCTCTTCGTCACGTCGCCCCAAGAGGTCAGGCGATCCAAGCTCGGGCCGTGGACCATGACCGAGGACTACCGGCAATGCTATGAGTGGTTCACCCTTTGCGTGAGTCTTGACGGGATGGTCCGTAGGATCTCCGACGGGTTCAGATACAAGTGGGGGGCCCTGGGTCCGAATCGAAGGACACCTTATGTCACCCTGTGCAAGGGAAGATCGCGGGCCCACGTCGGCGTTGCCAGACTCATGGCGGACGCCTGGATCCGTCCACTGGATAAGGGGGAGCGGGTTGTCCTGGACGATCCCGATGGTCCCCTCACTCTTGAGAACATCCGGATCATGAATCTCGAAGACGCCATGGCCCACACGCGAGGCATGGGTCTTGCCAAAACAATGGGGTACTCGGCGGCGAGTTTCGAGAAGACCCCCGAGAAGCGCAAGTACGAAGCGGCTAAGGCGATTGGAGCAGTCAGTGAGTGGGATGAATACATTTTCGGTTGACGAGTACCTGAGCGGGGCGATCGATGAGACGGTCGTCGTGCATCGACCGACGGGGCGCCTGTGCTGGGACCACGTCACCTGGAGCTGGGGATGGTGCTCCGATCTCGAACGGTACGTCCTGACGATCTGGGATGCGAAGGGCGTCTCGGTCATCGGGGCGCAGCTGTTCGAGAAGGGCAAGCACGTCTTCGAGCGATACACCGATCCATCAGTGATCGTGACGGCGATTTGAGCGGCCTCGTATGGGCTCCCGTGGGCGATGGGAGCCGCGTCGAGGTATCGGTGGACGGCGTCTGTCGCACTCGGAATGAGCGATACTACTACCGAACCTTCGAGAAGGGCAACGGCTATCTCGTGGTCAATCTCCCCACCTTGAGCGGAAGCAGGACGTACTACTTGCATCGCGTGGTCTGGGAGGCGTTCAGAGGCCCTCTGAGCCCTGACGAGCACGTATATCACATCAACGGCGACAAGCGGGATAATCGTCTGGAGAATCTTGCCGTACGCTCCCGTTCAGACGGCGTGCGGCAATCCTGGGCCGATCGGAAGGAGGCTTGGACGCAGATGGCTCTTGAACTGGACTCATGGGCGTGATGCTCTGGAGTCACCAGCAAGAGGCCTTGCAGAAGATGACCGACGGGTGCATCCTGAAGGGCGGGGTGGGTTCCGGGAAGTCTCTTACGGCTCTGGCGTACATCGTCGAGTCGTATGAGACCCCCCGGTCCACTTCGCCCTCCGGGGCACCCGCCATGGTTTATATAATTTGCACGGCCAAGAAGAGGAACGACCGAGAATGGCACGACGAGGTTGTTCGTATGGGTCTTGAGGAGAGGGGATACAGCGTCGTCATAGACTCCTGGAACAACATAGCCAAGTACAAGGGCGTTAGGAAGGCGTTCTTCATCTTCGACGAGGCTCGTGGAGGCGGTCAGGGGGCTTGGGGGAGGGCGTTCATAAAGATAGCCCGCCAGAACCGCTGGATCCTCCTGAGCGCTACTCCGGGTGACGACTGGATGGACTACCTCAACGTGTTTCTCGCGCACGGGTTCTACCGCAACAAGACCGATTTCGTGGAGCAGCACGTCGAGTGGGACCGTTTCGCGAAGTACCCGAAGGTGAAACGTTGGCACAACCAGAGCAAACTCCAGGATTTCAAGCGCCTCGTGACCGTTGCGATGCCCGATAAGCGCCACACACGTCGAATTGTCGAGTGGGTAGATGTACCTTATGACAAAATGGCGCTTAAAGCCTTGATGCGGGACCGTTTCGATCCTTGGAAGATGGAACCCATCGAGGATGCCGGAGCCATGTGCTATGCGGCCAGGCGCATGGTGAACGACAACGAGGCTCGTATGGAACGCGTGAGAGCCATTCTGAGGCGTTTTAAGCGAGCGATCGTATTCTACTCCTTCGACTACGAGTTAGAGCTTCTACGTGGCTTACACATCCTCTCAGGGGTATCTGTGAGGGAGTATAACGGACACAAGCACGAGGCCTTGCCGGAGGGGGAGTCATGGGTGTACTTGGTGAACTACGCGTCGGGTGCTGAGGGGTGGAATTGTGTGACGACAGACTGCATGATCTTCTTCAGTCTGTCATATTCCTGGCGCCAGACGCAGCAGTGCATGGGGCGGATCGACCGTATGAACACCCCGTACACGAACTTGAGGTACTGGTTTCTGTACACTCAGAGTGACATAGATCGCGCTATCCGACGTGCTCAGAGCCGAAAGGAGGTATTCAACGAGAAATCTTGGGCCCTTAGCCTGGTCTGATCAGCCAGAAATAAAATGACTGCTACCCCCCGATAGCCCGAACAAAAGTGGCTACGGAGGGCTAGCAGTCACCGCTCAACATGGGTGGGCCGACGGTTTTCGGCTGCTTTTTGGCCTCCCAGTCAGTTTCTCGGCTCCGATTTCAGATTTGGCTGGTGGACTTTTCGTTGGAATCATGCGGTTTTGTATCCCCTAGAAGCCAAATCCTTACTTCTTACTACTTAGAAAATAAGTAATAAAAAGAGAGAGAGAAATATAGAAAATTATAGCGGTATAGGGAAAATGCTGTTTTTGGCTAGGATCGTTTACTTCTGTCACACCAGTCACAAATAGTCACACCAGTTACAGGGTTCGCCACAGCTTTAACATCAGTAACATCAGTAACATACTCGGCGCCGACACGTCTAGACCCTCCCGACCAAGCATCTTCCATACCCACCATATCGCCTATTCAACATGCGTTATAATGAAGTAGGATCATCTCCTATCGATTTACTGGAGTCGTCATGCTCGAACGAGAATTCCAGGCCAAGCTCATCAAGGAGATCAAGAACCGGCTTCCGGGCAGTATGATTTTGAAGAACGACCCGAACTACAAGCAGGGCGTTCCTGATCTCCTAGTCCTCTACCGAGACCGATGGGCCGCCCTCGAGGTGAAGGCCTCCCCCAAGGCCAAGCACCGTCCGAACCAGGACTGGTATATATCCAAGATGGACGACATGGCGTACGCCGCGTTCATCGATCCGTCCAACAAGGAGCACATCCTAGATGAAGTTCAACGATCACTCGAGGCTTGAGGGTGCACACGCATTTCTGAGTGCCAGCAAGTATCACTGGGTGAACTACGATGATGCCAAGTTGATCGAGTCCTACCGCACGGCTCAGGCTGCAGCCATCGGCACCCGCCTTCATGCAATGGCCGCCGAGCACATTCGCCTCGGCATGCGCATGCCTCGTAACAAGGTGACGTTCAATGCCTACGTGAACGACGCCATCGGGTATCGCATGACCCCCGAGCAAGTTCTTTACTATTCCCCGAACGTCTACGGGACCGCTGACGCCATCCGCTTCTACGAGCATTCTCGATTTCTCAGGATCCATGATCTGAAGACGGGAACGACTCCGGTCAGCACGACCCAACTCAAGATCTATGCGGCCCTCTTCTGTCTGGAGTACGACGTCCGTCCTGGCGATATTTCAGCAGAGCTGCGGATCTACCAGAACGACGAGGTGATGATCGAAGAGCCCGATGTTGACGAGCTCGGGCACATCATCGACAAGATCGTTCACTTCAACAAGCTTATCGAAGACATTAAGCTCGAAGATGCCTGAGGGCTAGAGCAGGAGGATCGATGCTTCCGGACGATATTCTCGTTCACTACGGCACCCCCCGCCATTCGGGACGGTACCCCTGGGGTTCGGGTAAGGATCCCTACCAGAGCGCTAAAGGCTTCTTCGCCGAGAGACAGCGCCTTCGCGACCAGGGACTGAGCGACACCGATATTGCTCGAGCGTGGGGAATGTCCACCACGGAGTTCCGAGCCATTGGTATGCACCTCGGCGAGGAGAAGCGGGCGGGAGACATTTCGCGAGCTGTCCGCATGAAGCAGGCCGGACTTCCGAACACGGTCATCGCGGAGAAGATGGGGATCAATGAATCCTCCGTTCGAAACCTTCTCTCCAAGGACACTCGCGATACTAAGTCCAACGTCAGTAAGACTGCTGACATCCTGGCGGAGCAGGCTAAGAAACACAAGTACATCGAGTACGGCGCCGGTGTTGAGCTCAACATGGGCTGCTCCGACGCCACGCTTCGCACTGCGGTAGAGGTTCTCAAGCAGCGCGGGTACGTCACCAACGAGGTCTACATCAAGCAGGCCGGGAGTGATAAATTCACCACGCTCAAGGTCCTCTCGCCTCCTGGGACGAAGCGCTCCGATCTGATGGCCAACCGTGACAAGATCCGGACTCCGGGAATCGCCGCGGACCTGGATGGCGCGTTCACCACCGGGATCAAGAAGCCTGCGTCCATTTCGTCCAAGCGGATCAAAGTTCGCTACGACGAGGACGGGGGCACGGACATGGACGGAGTCATTCAGCTTCGCCGCGGGGTGAAAGATCTCTCCCTCGGCAACAGCACCTACGCCCAAGTTCGAATCGCCGTGGACGGTACCCACTACCTTAAGGGTATGGCCATGTACAGCGACGACTTGCCCAAAGGCGTGGACGTCGTCTTCAACACGAACAAGAAGAAGGGCACCCCGAAGCTCGGCCCGAAGGACAACACTGTCCTCAAGCCGATGAAGAAGGATCCCGACAATCCGTTCGGCGCCACTATCCGCAAGCAGCTGTACTTCAAGGGCAAGGACGGCAAGCAGAAGCTGTCGGCAATCAACATCGTCAACGACGAGGGAACCTGGAACGAATGGAGCCAGTCTCTTGCTTCCCAGTTCCTTTCGAAGCAGTCCCCAGTTCTCGCCAAGAAGCAGCTCGCCAAAGTGCGGGAGTCGAAGCAGAAGCAGTACGACGACATCATGAAGCTGACGAACCCGAGCCTTCGAAAGAAGCTGCTCATTTCGTTGGCCGATGATTGTGACTCGGCGTCCGTCCACCTAAAGGCCAAGGCCCTACCTGGTCAGAGTTCGCAGGTTATTCTTCCTCTCCCTCACATGAAGAAGAATGAGATCTATGCACCGAACTATCGAGACGGCGAGGTCGTATCACTCGTTCGTTATCCGCATGGCGGTACTTTTGAGATTCCCCAGCTCATAGTCAATAACCGTAACAAGAAGGCTCGCCGCACCCTTGGGCAGGTGAGCGACGCCGTTGGCATTCATCCCAGCGTTGCGGAGAGACTCAGCGGTGCCGACTTCGACGGAGACAGCGTAGTGGTCATTCCGCATCGCGGCAAGACCATGATCAAAGCCACCAAACCGTTGAAAGGGCTGCGGGGATTTGACCCGAAACGGGCGTATCCGAAATACGACGGCATGAAAGTCATGTCCGATACCCAGACGCAGATGGGTAAGATCAGTAATCTTATTACCGACATGACTGTCAAGGGAGCCAGTGAGCAAGAACTGGCCCGGGCTGTTCGTCACTCCATGGTCGTTATTGACGCGGAGAAGCACCAACTCAACTATAAGCAGTCCGAGCGCGACAACGGCATCGCCGCCCTCAAGAAGAAGTATCAATCCGGTGGAGCATCAACCCTCATCTCGAGGGCCGGCGGCGAGAAGCGCATACCCAAGCGCAAGGCCCGCCCTGCCCGAGAGGGCGGGGGTATTGATCCGAAGACCGGCAAGAAGGTGTTGGTCGAAACCGGCGAGAGCTATATCGATTCCCGGGGCAAGAAGGTGCTGCGCACTGAGAAAGTCCCCCGTATGGCTCTGACCGATGACGCCTATTCCTTGTCTTCAGGCACCCGGATGGAGAACCTGTACGCCGAGCACGCCAACTCGCTCAAGGCCCTGGCCAATAAAGCGAGGAAGGAAGCCGTGTCACAGCCCCGGGTCAAGAAGAATCCCCAGGCTGCTCGGCGTTATTCCCGAGAGGTGGCCGAGCTCAAGGCCCAGATCAACGTGGCCCGCAAGGCGAAGCCCCTGGAGAGACAGGCCCAGGTTATTGCCAACGGCGTGGTCGATGCCAAGGTACGTTCAAATCCCGACATGTCTTATAAGGACCGGGCCAAAGTAACGGCCATGGCATTAAAGACCGCCCGTCAAAGACTGGGGTACGATAGAAACGCCACCCGTATCCGTCCCACCCCCCTCCAGTACCGGGCCATCCAGGAGGGTGCTGTGTCGCAGTCGATGATTGATCAAATTCTCGAAAGTGCAGATTTGGATCACCTCAAATCTTTGGCTATGCCCAAGCAGACCCAGCCCCTTACAAGAAGACAGGCGAATCGCATTTCTATTTACAGAAAGAACGGTTCGACCGTCGCCGAGATCGCCGATGCCCTGGGCATCAGTCCTGCCAGAGTCCGAGAGTATCTTTCGGGTACTGCTACTGTGGTCTAGCCACAGGACTCTGCACACGAAGCTTCTCTGAGCTTGCGTTCCGTTGTTTCCTGATTCCGCAGAGAAGCTCACTCAGGCCTTCACTCCACACGGTGTCTCTGAGAAGGCCTTCTGCACAGGGTCTCTATGGCGGCTCCTCCATAAGGGGTTCTCTGTAGAGGCCCTGTGCACACCCGTACATACACACTATTACAGCAGAGGTGGTGCACCCCTACCATGCAGGCTGCTCGGCTTACCACACTGGACAACCCTTACGATCCATTCGATTCGTTCTACCAATGGTATGAGTGGGACGAGGCACATGGGTACCACACCACCTCCTACCTGGGTAGGGTGGCATGGACTAGTGACGAACTGTCTGAAGCTGATGAAGTTCTTGCAACGAATCAAGCGATCGACGAGATCATCGAGCTCGACTTGACAGGAAACTACAAAAAGGTTGAATCGAAAGAAAGCTGAAAGTTCGAATCTTTCTATTTCTATTTTCAGCCAAACGGGGGGGAGAGGGGTCGCAAGCTCGACACCCCCCGGGCTTCCGCCGTACACCTCCTCTTTACCCCAGAGGGCAATTCTCGGATCA